CAGGAACGTCGAGGAGTGCATTTGCATGACGAATCACGGCGTGACCGAACTGGAGGGTTTCGTTGGTGCGAATGAAGCTGATTTAGTTACGTACAAGCCTTATGATTTGAGACTATCGACAGAAGTTGTTTTTTTAGATTCCGTCGAGAGAATCAAGGTGAAGAATATCGAACATCAGTTTGCTGTACCTCAGATCCAGTACAACGACGTGTTCATCGCACCACAGGAGACTGAAATCAAGACGCGTCTGGTCTTTTCGAATTTGGTTCAGGAGCTATACTTCTTCTGCATGTACACGCAGAACAATGCTTTTGGTGGGACGTCAAACTACAACGAGATCCCGGTCAATTCAGATTTGCAACAGGTTGACCCCGCGCTCCGTTTCGAGCATCTCGAGTACCTCACTCTGACACTGGATGGGCAGGAAATCATCGACGAGCACACAGGAAGTCCGCATTTTTTACGATTGATTCAGCCTCGCCTGCATCATCGTAACACCCCGATCACTCGGCGCTTCTATGTGTATAGTTTCTCATTGTACCCGAACGACACTGTCGCGTCCGGTCACGTCAACTTTAGCGCCGTGAACGACCCCATTCTGTGCGTCAAGCTCTTCTCGAGTAGACACCCCGTGGGGACCTCCACGACGCAATTTGAATTCCACGAAAGGCGGTTTCACATATTGGCAAAAACCCTAAACTTTATTACAATCAAAAATGGTTCTATGACACAAGTTTTTGACTACCTGGTTTAAATAGACTCTGCTTGTTATCGTAAATATAGTCTATTATGTTGTTTTTAATAACCCATTTGATGAAGTTCAGTTGCGCAAGCGTCGTCTGAATTTCGTGACTTGTTTCTGGTATTTTGTAGGCGAATTTTTCGGACCGGCAGAATGGATCAAACAGTTTTTTCGAGTAGCCGTCCAACGAGCTCTTGTATGAGGTGTGAACGCTGAAAACTTTTCCATTGGATGTCTTGAAGGATGTGTTATTTTTCCTGGCGTAGTTGGTGATGAACCATTCCAAGTTACGGAGCGATATGCCGGAGCTTTTGTTTAGTATGGTCATGAGTTTGTTCCTGTTACCCTCTTCGGTGTAGAACTGATTTATTGAGTTTAGTAGGATATTTGTTTTATTCATTAAACATTAAACGGTGTAAGTCTATAAGTCCGTTACTGGCTGCACACCCCGGGCAGCCCGGCACGTTCATTTGTTCTGGACCGTGGGTGTGCATGTTCGTATTCAGCAAACGCCTGTTTTCTATGGATTCGCACTGTCCCTGGTGGAACTTGCAATACCCACCCCGCGTGGCATTGAACGTGCACCTCACATCGTGTACGTCTCTGCTCCTCTTTTTTCCGCGACACCTCTGTTCGTTTCCCGGGACGTCGTAGAGTAAAATCTCGAGAGGAATTTGATGCTTTTTCGAGATGTTCTCCAGCGTCTTCGTCAGAAAATCAGAACGCCGCGCCTGAACCTCTTCCTCGACCAGGTCGTGGAGAGAATCTTCAAGTATCTGAGGTAAGTGCTCGAGCAACACTTCTTTTGATTTTTCAATGACCAGCTTGGTGATCTTGCTGCTGGTCATCCTTACCATGTTTAGCGTCAAAATTTTTAAATACGTCGTCGAGCGAGTTTTGTCTTTCGTAAACCTCTTTAATGCGCAGTCTGAGGTCTGCTACTTTACCAGTGGTCTCGAGCTCGAGTCGTTCGCATTCGGCGATGAGTTGGTCCTTTTTCATCCCACTGATGGCCGGTCCTTTCTTCTTGGTCGGTGGTTTGTGCGCTTCGAGTATCTCACCAAAAATATCCAACTTCGCGTTATCAAAGAGCGGGTCTAACAAGTCAGAAACTGGTTTCAGGAACTTATTGATGAAGTAATAGTAGTAGTCGACAGGGATGGAGTTCGACTGGACGAACGCAGGGTCTTCGGACTTTTCGAACGCCTTGGCTTTCGGGTCCCCTGTGTTTGTCAGCAAATACGGGACTCTGTCACCGCTCTGTGGCTCACTTCCAGGTTGACGCGCCCTCATCTTCAGTACGACTTGCACGTGAGCTTGATTGATTTGCGCAGCCATGTCCGAAGTTATGGATACGGGCATGCCATTCACTTTATAGGTATCGGCAAGGGACTGACTCAGGATAAGTTTCTCATGGGGAACCTCACCGAGGAGAAGCTGATTCGCGCGCTCCCGTGCGAGCTGTTTGGGCGCTTCAGTGTCGGGTGCGTCCAAGACGACGTCGAGCAACTCTTTACACACCTCGCGGACGTGTTTCGTGTTGTCTCGCCTGACAAGTTGTAACCCCTTCACATCTATGTAATCCATGTGCATTTTGTCGTCTTTGCCCTTTGTCCACAGTTTGGCAGCGTACCGTTTTTTGGAATAGAGGAAATAAGGCCAATAGACCTTCTCGAGCTCCAGATTATTTGGCTTTTTGAAGAGGGCCGAACACTCGTCGGCGGCGCGTTCGCCAAGTTCCCAGCTGTACGCGACCGCGTCTTCCCCCTTCCGCTGACCAACGTCAAACTCGACCATTACGCTATCGGTATCTCCATACCTTACCTTTGCACCCGGAAAATGTTTCTCGACGTAATTCTTAGTATCTTCGATCATCATTCGCCCTTTCATGGTTGTAGAAGATGCTATAGGTACACACGGTAACATGCCTTTAGATGCACCAGTAAAACCATACACCGAGTTCATGGAAACTTTATACGCTAATTGTTTACCGTTATACATTTCCTTTAGAGACCCTGTCGATTTTGCCATATCTTTCTTAGCCTGTTTTCTAAACTGTTTAAGCTCCAATAAAATACTCGGAATAAGACTCGGTACGTTTTGTACAAACTTAAAATTACCAAACTTTTCAATCACCAAATCCGGATACAATTTCTTATTTTCGTATACAGGATCCATAATAAGTGTCGAATAACACAAATTGTGTCCCATCATTATAGAAGGATACAGTGCCTCGAAATCAAGTGCGGTTATTGGGGTATAATACGCCCCTTTTTGAGCCTCGAGTACGGTCGCACCTTCGTACCCATCAACAATACCCTGGCCCCACTCGATAGTCGGAACGAGGTACCCCATTTCCCGAGCCTTTTTCGTTAATTGACTAAACACTTTAATTTGCTGACCCCTCTCTACCAAGTAACACAGGGGAACCCATGTCGCCTTCGCCATTTCCAAAAGATTAATGAGTGTACATAACTTAGACAATAATCTATGTGGTAATAACGTATCCTTAATACAATACTCAGCGACCTCACGTAACTTAATAGGATCTTCCTCCTTAAAACGCGCAAACATTTCCTTCGCGGGCATATCTATTTTTTGATCACCCAGGTACAATTTAGAAACGTTGTCGAGTTTATACGAATCGAGTTTATACCCTTTTTTAACCTCGTGGAATAAATCAAAAATGAATCGACCGGGTATAGGTAAAAGTTTCAATTCATTATCTCCCAGGGCACTCGATGAAAGCTTTTTAACTTTCATTTTACACTCGTACCCCTTAAGTTTACTCATTTCGTAAAATCCAATAGAACACCCAACCATATCTGCACGTTTCATTATATAATCCATATCGAAACCAAATATGTTCCATCCCGTAATTATATCGATATCCATTCGTACTAAATACGTACCAAACGCCTCGAGCATTTCTTTTTCAGAATCATAACTCAAAACGTTACATTCTTCCAAATTAGGATCCGTTTTCTTATAACAAAAACACGTTTTATCGTAAGGTATATCAGTACCAAACGTACACAGAGAAATAGCTATTTGAAAACAACAGTCGCCGGGTATTTCTGCATCAGGAAACTTACCAGTCGAACTATTACACTCGATATCCAAAGACGCAACTACGAATGGTGCAGTTTCAGGTTTATCTATCGGTTTTAAATCTTTCCAGTTTTTACATAATATATCAATATCAGTATTTGCATACTCTGCTTTAGAACACATTTCCCCCGAATCTAACCAACCAGTAGACTGAATACCCGTTATATGCATTAACCTCAGGACCGGGTCCAAATTGGATTCGTATAGTTTCATCTTTACAAACTCAAAATTAGGTTCCTCGTACGGTTCACCTTCAAGTCTCGGGGGTGCTTGTTCATATACCTTCAGAGACTGTTTAAGCGAATACCCAACCTTACGTCGATTCGCTAACGTTTGAAACATTAGTTTCATGAAATAGAATTTTTTACTATTCTGAAACCCCCAAACGTCCATAGACGTTTGGGTCTCGTAACTCATTTGTAAACCAGGACACGCCCGACGAATACTTTTAAAATAGTTTTCAGCGTGTACTTCGTAATCATCCGTAGGAAGTTTTATAAAAAAGTACGGCGAAAACGCAGTTGTTACGCACACAGATTGGCCTTCGCTCGTT